AGTAAATCCCGCAGAGGCCCGCCAGCAAACGCTGAGCGGGCTTTTGTCGTTTCTGGCAGTCAATTTCGCTGGACTTGATAGACACAGAAACGTGTCGCTTCGAAGCCACACAACCACACAACGAATTAGGAGTCCTCTATGGGTATGTCCGTAGTCAATATCACTCGCCCGTTGGCGAACCTGCAAGTCGGTAACAACGTTCAAGTCGGTAAGGGCGGCGCAGCCGATCCGCTGGCTCTGGCAATCGAGGAGTTCGGTGGCGTCGTCGAGCACACCATCGCTCGCAAGTCGATCATCCGTAGCTTCGTGCCGATCCGCTCGGTCAAGGGCACCTCGACGGTGTCGAACTTCCGCGTCGGTGAATCGACCCTCTCGAAGGTCACGCCGGGTACGGCACCCGATGCCACCGTCAATCAGACGGGCAAGGTATCGCTGACCATCGACACGCTGGTGAACGCACGCGCAACCGTGCCGCTGCTGGACGACTTCCAATCGAGCTACGACGCTCGTGCGGCAATCGGTCTGGAGCACGGCCAGAAGATCGCCAAGTTCTTCGACCAGTCGTTCCTGATCCAAGCCGTGAAGGCCGCTGGCATCACGGACATGACGGGCTATCCCGCAGGCTGGCAATCGGGCACGTCGAAGACGATGGCCGCTGCTGGCGACGAACTCGACCCGGTGAAGCTGGAAGGCAAGCTGCTCGACATGTTCGCGGACATGAGCGACAAGGACGTGGACCCGGTGGACGACGGCCTCGTCATCGTGACGCGCCCGAAGTATTTCTACACGCTGCTCCAGAACAACCGCCTCGTGGACAAGACCCTCGTTACGAGCGACGGTACGGAAATCCGCACAAAGGCGATCTCGGCTGCTGGCGTGCCGATCTACTTCTCGAACAACCTGCCGAACACCAACGTCACGGGCCACTTCCTGTCGAACGCAGGTAACAGCAACGCGTACGACGGTGACTTCAGCAAGACCATCGCCGCGTGCTTCTCGCCGCGTGCGCTGCTCGCAGGCGAAACGATCCCGCTGACCTCGACGGTGTTCTACGACCCGATCACGAAGATGTGGTTCATCGACGCTCACTTGAGCTTCGGCGTCACCACCAACAACCCGGCATTCGCTGGCGTTCTCAAGTCGGCATAACCGACGCACCCAGCCCCGGCACCCACAAGGTGTCGGGGTTTTTTCGTTAGGAGTTACCAATGGCATTTCTAAGCCAACTCGACGTGGTCAACGCGTGCCTCAGCACGATGGGCGAGAGTCCATTGGTCACTGTTGACGTGGACCACCCATACGTTCAAGCCGCGCTCTCAGCGCTGGAGAACTCAAACAACGTCGAGCAATCGACAGGCTGGTGGTTCAACACCGATTATCAGCCGCTCTCCGTGGACCCGACAACGGGCTTCGTGTACGCACCAGCCGACGCGCTCAGCGTGGACGCAGGCGTGGCGTACATCACGCAGCGCGGGCAGCGGCTTTACAACCGCGCCACCTCGGAATTCGATCTGCGCCCCGTCTTCAACAACGGCCCGGTGCAGGTGACGGTGATCCGCGAACTGCCCTTCGAGCAGCTTCCGCCCATCGCCCAGCAGGTGATCTCGTACCGCGCCCAGTTGGACTTCCAGCAGGCGTTCGACGGCGACACCACGAAGTACAGCAAGATCGGCGGCGCTTACACGAACGCCTCCCGCATCCTCGCTGCCGAGCACATTCGGCAGTCCAAAGTGAACATGTTTCAGTCCTCGTCGATGCAACAGAAGCTGCGCCTGCTCCGTCCCATGAGCCGGTCAACGCTCGGGCGCATCGGCGGTGGCTGGTAAGGAGATTCTATGACCAAGGTAGTCGGCTCATTCGCCAGCGTCACGCGTGGCGTCAGCGAGCAGGTGCCGCAGGACCGCCGCCCCGGCCAGATGTGGGAGCAGGTGAACATGATCTCGGACCCGGTAGTGGGCCTCGCCCGCCGCCCCGGCTCGACGTGGCTCGACAGTATCGACGCCTCGGCCACCAGTTGGCTCGACGCGAACATCGTCGCTGACGCGCACCTGTATCGCAACTACACCTTCTTCCTACGCGGGAAGGAGTATCTGGTGATCTACCGCAGCGGGACGCCTGTCGTGGGGCTGACAACCCCGCCTATCGTCTGCTTCTGCAAGACGACGGGCAAGTTCCTGAACACGATCTACGCTGACGGCGGCACGGCGCAGACAGCAGTGGCCGCAGCGGGCTTCGCCCCGTGGCGTGACACAGGCGTCTCGGCGCTGACCTCGGTAGGCGACTACCTGCTGATGGCTGCGAACAACCTCGGGCCGACCTACTCGGTGAACGACCGCTACGCCGCGACCAACACCGCGTTCGTGGCATGGGTCCGAAACGGCGCGTTCAGCCGCACGTACACCCTGAAGGTCACGCGCAAGTCGGACAACGCGCAGTTCACCGCCACGTACACGACGATGGCCTCCAGCTATCCGAACTTGCTGAGCACGTCGGACATCCCGGCTGGTGGGTCGGACTACCAGAAGCTGGTGAACGACCGGGTGAACGCGTACAACTCGGCGGTGAACAAGTGGATCGGTGACGCGATGGCGAGCATCCAGCCGCAGAACATCGCGCAGCAGCTTTCGAACAACCTCGCCGCACAGGGTTTCACGAACCAGTACGTGATCGGCAGCACCATCGTGGGCGACAACTGCGCCTCCGTCTCGTGCGAGGACGGCGGTGACGGTACGACGTTCCGCGCCGTATTCAACACCCTCGACTCGGTCGAGAAGCTGTCGAGCATCCACTCGGACGGCAAGGTGGTGCAGATCAAGGCGAACAATCAGGTTGATCCGTACTACATGGTGTTCAAGGGCACCACCGCTGGCACATGGGGCACGGGTACATGGTTGGAAGGTCCGGCGCAGATCGTTACACCCAACGCGGGCTTCGGCGTTGCCGGGGTGAGCACGGACGGTACGGACTTCGTGGTGGCCTCCACACCTGCTGTGCTGAACGCCTGCATGGATCGGAACACCTACCCGGCAGGCAACGTGTCCTACGGCTTCTCGTGCCCGAGCTTCGCCACCAGTGTCTGCGGCGACCTCACGCAGAGCGGCGCGATCCCGTACTTCTTCCAGAAGCGCGTGAGTCTCATGACCGTGTTCCAGGACCGGCTCGTGATCGTCGCGGACGGTACGGTGTTCATGTCGCGGACGGGCGACTACTTCAACTTCTTCCGGCGCACGATGCTCTCGGTGCAGGACGACGATCCGATTGAGGTGTACGCGCTGGGCGCGTCGGACGACGTGATCTCGCGGGCAGTGACGTACAACAAGAACCTGTTCATGTTCGGGCAGCGGAACCAGTACGTCATCCCCGGCTCACAGATCGCCAGCCCGAAGACCATCTCGGTATCGACGGTCGCCTCGGAGCGGGACGCGATGCTGAGCCAGCCGGTGACTTCAGGGAACCTGATCTTCTACGGCACACAGCGGCAGGCGAGCGATACGACCGGCCCGTACTCCGGGATCATCAACCAGTTCCAGCTTGGCCTGTTCCAAGACACGCCTGAGACGTACCAGATCAGCAAGCAACTCTCGAAGTACCTGAGTGGTCGCCCGCTGGAGATGGCAGCGATCTCGTCGCCGCCGACACTGTTCGTCCGCACGGATGGGCTGGACAACGGCTTCTACGTGTACAGCTACCTCGACGCACCCGGCTCGCAAGAGCGGCAGTTCGACTCGTGGGGTCGCTGGGAACTGTACAAGGACTTCGGCACGCTGCTATCCATCACCTCGTACCAGCAGAAGGTGATCGCCTTCTTCCTTGCACCGGATGCGATGGCGGGCGCTGCGACGAAGCTGCGCATCTCAGCGCTGGAGTTCACGATGGACACGACGGACCGCTCACGTCCGTTCCTCGACTGTATGCACCGGCTGGATCAGAGCGGCCCTATCTACACGCAGTGGAATAACTGGCAGACCTCGAAGATGTGGCCCGGTGCGCGCACGGCTATCTCAGCGGCGTACCCGGAGTTCCTGACCTCGTCTCCGATGTCCCAGTGGGGCGGGTTCGCAGCGCAGTATTACGGGCCTATCCCGGCCAGCGGCTTCGTCGTGGGCTTTGACTACGACTCGTACGCGACCATCACCTCTCCATACGTCCGCGACAGCAACGACAAGGCGGTGGTGAACGGGCGGCTCGTCATCAACAAGTACGCGGTCAGCCTCACTGAGACTGCCGGGTGCCGGGTGACGCTCACGGACGTGACGGGTGCGGACAAGCAGATCGGAGACTTCAATGGTCGCCTCGTCAGCCGGTCCAACAACCTCGTCGGTAGGGTTCCCGTATCGACCACTGTGTACAGCGTGCCTGTAGGCCGCGCCAATACGGAGCACCGCATCACGTTTCATTCCAAGCCCGTACTGCCAATGACGATCTCCGCCATTGAGTGGATCGGTCAGTTATTCACTTCCGGGAGGCGAGTCTAATGTGCTCATTCCTTAACATGATCGCCGGGGCCGCGTCCGGCGTCTATCAGGGCACCATCCAGAATGCGCAGAACAACGCGCAGTACACGGTGCAGATGGCACAGACGGACGCGAACAACCTGCTCGCGCAGGACTCGGCAGACAACAACAACACGATCCGCGCAGCGAGCAACGACTTCGTCGCGGCGCAGGCGGCGCTGAGCAACACCCAGCGCTCGATCTCGAACCAGAACAAGTCGGGAGCTATCGGCGCGCAGTGGAACGCCACGGTGACGAACCAAGGCCGGATCATGGATCAGATGGTCCGAGGCAATGTCGAGTCCGGCATCGCAGCGGCAGCAGAGCTTGGCGCAGTACGCGCTGAGCAAGCTGTTCGTGGTGTGGGTGGCTCGTCCGCCGACATCATGCGCTCGACCATGAAGCAGACGCAGGCCCGTGCGCAGAACATGCGGAACACGGCTGTGAAGCAGACCAGCTTCGATCAG